CATACATACCAACAGGCACCGTATCAAGATTGTGATATGGAAGCTTATAAAGATATGTTATCTAAAATGCCAAAAGATGTTGATTGGTCTGCGTTGGCAGGTTATGAAACAAGAGATATGACCGTTGGTTCACAAGAACTTGCATGCACAGCAGGTGGTTGTGAAATCTAATGGAAATTAAATTATATACCAAAGAATCGCCGCCTTGCAGTTATTGTGAGGCGGCAAAAGCTTTGTTGAAAGTAAAAGGTATAGAATACGAGAATTTGGTTATCGGTAAAGATATTGGCCGAGATCAAGTGCTTGAACACGCCAACGGATGGAAAACTGTTCCAATGGTTTTTGTTGATGGTAAGATGATAGGCGGCTTTGTAGAACTACAAAGCTTTATTTTGTCACGAGACTTATCATAAGGAGGAGATATGGAAGAGTGCGATTACTGTGGTGCGAAGTTCGATGTAAAGTTCGATGATCCAGAAGATCATGAACTCAACTATTGTCCTGCGTGTGGAGAAGATTTATGGGAAGACGAGGACGATGAAGAAGAAGGAGACGAAGATGACTACGAAGAAGATGAATAAATACCATTATGTGGTATTACAATGATGAAGTATTTAACGAAACCCCTGAAGATTATCAAGGCTTTGTTTATGAAATTGTGGAGCTTGATACTGGGTATAGGTACATTGGTAAAAAGAATTTTTGGAGGCCTAAGACTTTGCCTAAAACCAAAAGCCGTAAAAGACGCGTGCGTACGCGTACTGAATCTGATTGGAGGGATTATTTTGGCTCCAGTGAGAAGGTTAAAAGCTTGGTGGAAAGCAAGGGGCAACAAAACTTCCAAAAAGTAATCTTACGGTTATGTAAGACGAAGGGTGAAATGTCCTACTTTGAGGCTAAACTACAATTTGAAAAAGATGTGCTACTTAGTCCATTATACTATAATGAATTTATAGGATGCAAAATACACGCAAAACATCTTGGAGGAATCAATGGGTGAAGTAATTGAGTTTCCTGTTGAGCTAACTCGTCCTCCGGCGGGAATAGCTTATGATCTCGATACAGTTGCAGTAGTATCTGAAGTTCTATATGAAATCATGGAAGACCGTGATTATGAGATAAATCAAAAACTTAAAGATGATATTAAGGTATTGACAAATTTAGCATATGCCGCGGTAAGAAGACAGGCAGAAGAAGAAGATGATCAACATCATCCTTTCCATGATATGATGAATGATATGTCAGGTGCCATTGACACTGCAATAAAAAGTTTAAAAAAAGATAAATAAAGTGAAAATAATGGTGTACATTCTGTAAAAAATTTGGTATAATTATATTATGATTATTTTAGATTACAGCGCTATTGCCATTGCAGGCATTATAACCCAAAGGATGAATATTGACGAGCAACTAATCCGTCATATGATCCTCAATTCAATCCGTATGTACAATAAGAAATACCGTGACAAGTATGGACAAATGATCCTTGCTTGTGATAATAGTTCTTGGCGTAAAGAAGTATTCCCTGAATACAAACATAACCGTAGAAAAGGCAGGGAAGAATCCAGCCTTGATTGGGCTAACATCTTTGATATTATTACTCGTGTAAGAGAAGAAATCAAAGAAAACTTTCCATATATTGTTATACATGAAGAAAGATGTGAAGCCGATGATATTATCGGTACGCTCGTACATAACACACAAGAATTTGGCCAGCATGAAGAAGTCATGATTGTATCTGCTGACCATGATTTTAAACAACTTCAAAAGTTTAAAAATGTTTCTCAATTCAGTCCTATGACTAAAAAGGCTGTAGTTGAAAAAAACCCAAGAATGTATCTTATGGAACATATACTGAAAGGTGATGCTGGTGACGGTGTACCTAATGTCTTATCTGCCGATGATACATTCGTTAAAGGTGATAGACAATCACCTATGACTAGAAAAAAGATGGATGCAATAATTGAAGACCTTGAAGAAGGTGAATTATTGTATGCTGCATCATGGTATCGTAACTATTGTAGAAATAAACAGGTTATTGATTTAAGTGAAACTCCAGATGATCTAAAAAGAAATATTATAAATACATTTAGTAATTATAATCTACCATCAAAAAGTAAAGTTTTGAATTATCTAATACAAAAACGATGTAAACTTTTGATTGAATCTATAGAGGACTTTTAAATGCTAAACCCAAATAATCATACATTGCATGAAGCACTAACAGAAGTTGGAGCTGTGCAAACACGTGAAGAAAAGGTACAACTACTTCACAAATGGAATTCATACGCGCTTCAAATGATTTTACGTGGCGCATATGACGATAAGATAGAATTCAATTTGCCACCTGGTGAACCACCATATGAAAAAGCACCTGAAGCAACTTCACCTGCAGTTATTCAAAAACAGGTAAAAAATAACTTTAAGTATTTTGCAAAAGGTGGAGCAGGTGATAATATGATGCCAGCTAAACGAGAAAAAATGTTTATCGGTATGCTTTCAATAGTACATCCAGATGACGCACCTCTTTTAGTTGCAATGAAAGATAAAAAGTTTCAAGGCCTTTACAAAGGCGTAACCAAACTGGCGGTGCAAGAAGCATGGCCAAATCTTATAAAGGAGTAGTAATTGAATATTTTTGTGCTTGATGAAGATCCCGCCGCGGCGGCTATTATGTTATGTGACAAGCATATCCCTAAAATGATTGTTGAATCGGCTCAAATGCTGAGTACAGCTCATCGTATGCTAGACGGTACACTGACTAAGAAAAGGTCAAGGTCCGGTAAAACTATGGTGAAGTACTATAAGTACGATGATGTAAGGGAAAGTTTATATTATGCGGCTGTTCATCACAGTCATCCATGTACTATATGGACTATGGAAAGCGATACAAACTACAACTGGCATTTCTATCACTTTGCTGCAATGGCAAAGGAATATTTCTACAGACGTGGAAAACAGCACGCTACCTGGGAAAAACTCGGTATGATACTTGCAGCTCCACCTGAAAATATTCCAAAAGGACCAAGGACAGAATTTGCACAGGCTATGAAAGCATATCCTGATTGCATGGTTCCAGGCGATGCTGTACAGGCTTATAGAAACTATTACCACCAAGCAAAACCATTTGCTAAATGGGAATGGGGTAGAGAAGCACCAACATGGTGGAAAGGATACCAAGGATGATTTACGGTTGGATTTTAGTAATGGTAACTATTAGTCCACTTGGAGTTGTGGAAGGAGAAGCTTTAGATTATTTTAAAGATCCTCATGAATGTCATGCTCATGGACTATGGGAAGAAGAGGTAGCACCTGCAGGTGTAGGTTTTGTTTGTTTAGAAGATTCTGAACCAGCAATAATCGAACAGGACCTTGATTAATGACTTCTGATCCAGACCCAGGACTTATGCAAGCAGAACCAGAAAGATACTATGAGTGGATGTTGTGGAAACTCAGGCAAGATCAAGAAAGAAGTAAAAACATATCAACCGATGTTATTGATAGAACATCTAAAGTAGGTGAAGGTATTTCAACTTCTGATAAGGTTCTCACAAGAGAAATAAATAAAATTAAGAAACAAGTCAATAAAATTGATAAAAATTTGGAGGAATTGCTGAGTGCCGTCATACAGCTTCAAAAACAAAAAGACAGGTGAAATCACTACAGAGATTATGAAGATGTCTGAACGTGAAGATTTTATAAAAAATAATCCTGATCTGGAGCAGATGTTGTCTATACCGAAAGTTTCGTATAGAGCTAACAGTAGCCAGGGTGTTAAAGTAGATGATGGATTTAGAGAAGTTCAACAAAAGGCCGCAGCAGCACACCCTAAACACACAATGAATATGTTTTAATATGAAGAGGAGCTATGGATTTATTAACTATATTAGGACTTAAAAAGCATCCAGTAGAACTATCTGAAGATGCAGAAGTCGATGAAACAGTAACAGTCGAAAATTTATATAAACATAGGTGGGTTTGGTACCACCTTATTTTATGTTCACAAATGATCATAACCAACATACTTCTAGTTGCAATATTATTAATCACCGCATTAAAATAGGAGAGTAAATGGACGATCCACTTTTAACTATAAGAAGTTTATTTCGTAAAGATCCGTCTGATAAAGGATATACTGAATATGGATATAGAGGCCTCGAAGAAATCAGATTAAAAGATAAACAAATTGAAGAATTAAAGAAACGGATAGAAGACCTTGAAGAAAAAATTCAACCACAACATAATAGAATTGGGATATGAAGACCTTGTCGCAGAGACCACCGATACTGGTAGAACTTATAAATGTCCTGATGGCAGTAGTTTTAACAGCGTTACTACTGTGCTTAAAGTTCTTAGCGAAGACGCTATTCAGGCGTGGAGACGCCGTGTCGGTGAAGATGTGGCAAATAAGATCGGCGTTAGAGCTGCTAATCGCGGTACTGCTGTACATAGCATTATCGAACGGTACCTTGATAACGACATAGAATATGATAAGGATGTAATGCCAGATGTATTATCAACTTTTAAAGATGTTCAACCTATCCTTGATGAACATATCTCAGAAATACTTGGTCTCGAAGCGCCACTATATTCAAAGCATCTCAAACTCGCCGGACGTGTGGATTGCGTCGGGGTGTTTGATAATAAGCTTAGCATTATAGATTTTAAAACATCAAGAAAAATTAAAAAGAAAGAATGGATTCATAATTACTTTGCACAAGCATCAGCATATGCTATTATGTTTGAAGAAAGAACAGGAATTCCAGTTCCTCAGTTGGTTATACTTATCGCAGTAGATAATGAACAACCTCAAGTTTTTATTGAAAAAAGAGACGATTGGACAGATTTATTGTTTAAAGCGAAGGAAATCTACGAATCTCGCGTATAAATAAATCAATTGTGTGCGAATTTAAAGAAGTTTTATGACAAACAACAATAAAAAATTAACAACTAATCAGGACTCCTTCGGGAGTCTTTTTTTATAACAGGAGGATTTATGAAATTAAGAATGAATAGAAGAGAATTTAGTATAGGTACTGCTACTGCAATGGCAGCCTTAACTACTTTCCCAGCTTTTGCTGGAGGTAAATTAAAAGTTGCTGGTATATACACTGTACCAACACAACAAAAATGGGTAGCAAGATTACACCTTGCTCTTGATGCCGCAGCTAAGCGTGGTGAGATAGAATATGTGTATAATGAAAGTACTGCAAACACCGATTACGTACGAGTTATGAGAGAGTATTGTGATAGTGGTGTAAACATGATTGTAGGAGAAGCATTTGGCATAAGTAAAGAAGCAAGAAAAGTTGCAGATGATTATCCAAGCATTGCATTCCTGATGGGTGATCCTTTCAAACCACACAACGGTAACTTCTCAGTATTTGATAACTACATACATGAGCCGTGTTATTTGATGGGAATACTTGCAGGTGAAATGAGTAAAAGCAAAAAGATCGGTATGGTTGGTGGATACGCCATAGGTGAAGTCAACAGATTATTTCATGCATTTATGAATGGTGCAAGAAGTATGAATCCTGAGTGTGAGTTTAAAGTAACTTATATCGGTTCTTGGTATGATCCTCCAAAAGCAAAAGAAGCTGCCTTTGCTCAGATTGAAGCGGGTTGTGATATACTATATGCAGAAAGAGCTGGTGTAGTAGATGCTTGTAGAGAAAAAGGAATCCTTGCATTTGGTAACGTAAATGATATGAATAAAGAAGAAGGTGGAACCGATGTGGTTGTAACTTCTGCATTATGGCATATGGAAGGTGCTATAGATCATGCAATTGCAAAAGTAAAAGCAGGATCTTGGGCAGCCGAAGAATATCATGACTGGACAATGATGGCCAAAGGCGGAGCTTCATTGGCACCATACTATGAGTTCGATAGTAAAATTACCAGAGAAATGAAAGACCATATTGCAAAACTATCTGATGATATTATTGCAGGTAAATTCACAGTTGAAATTATTGATGATGAACCAAAGTCAACATTCTAGGAGGTAATATGTCTCAGGAAGAATATCAAAAATATTTAGATCTTCTTAAAAAGATACTAAACGTTAAATGATATAAATAATACTACATTCATAAAACTGTAGGAGAATGAAATGGTTATAACAGAAGCTATGCTTGTAAGTATGGAAGAGCTTCAAAGACACGCCGGCGATATGGAAAATCATGTTAAAAGCATGATGGAAGAACAAGGTCGTATGCATGGACTTGAACTTGACCGAAGAAGAAATGCCAGAGATCTTTGGAATGAACTAAATAAACACATGGCAAACATGCCTGCACCAGTACTTACCACTGCTGCAGATCGCGCAGAAATGCATTCACATCCGGATGGAACAGTACATGATCACGAAAACGGTGATGTACCACACCATCATGGGCCAGACGGTGAAATGATTGCTGACGAAGGCGATATGGTAATGGAAGCAGTAGAAGAAGCTGCAGCAATGCCAGACGATGGTGTTGAATCTGTAGAAGAATCTAGAATGGAAAGTGAAGATGATACTGACGGTAACGCAAAGAGCTAAAGATTATCTTCAAAAAGTAGGCGAGCCTAACGTATCTCTCTCCGTAAAAGGAGGGGGATGCTCAGGTTTTAAATATGAATGGGGTACTACAGATAAAGAACCAACTGTTGAAAATCTGTACTTGGATCCCATGGCTGAAATGTTTGTTTTCGGTTGTACCGTAGATTATGTAGAAGAATTAGGTGGAAGTTACCTAGCAGTATTAAACCCAAATGCAAAAGCTCAATGTGGATGCGGTGAAAGCTTTGCAGTATAAAGGATTAAGTAATGGAATATTTTATTGTAGCATTAATGACACTCGTAGATCCAGTCTTTGGAACACAAAACGTATACGTTTTCACTAAACCTCACGCAACAATTCAAGAATGTAAGATGTACGCGGTTGCAAATATACCAGCAATAAGTGAAACTCTATATAAGAATTTTGGTCCAGAGGATAAACCCTCCATGATTACATGCGTGACAAAAAAGACCATTGAAGAATTTGCTATACCAGCAGAATCTTCTGGAGAGGAAATATGAAAAAGAAAATTAAACAACTACAAAAAAAGGTGAATACAATGGATATGAGCGTTCAATGGTTATTAACTAATCCGGTTACAACAGCATTAGTAGGATTAGTAATATTTTATATAGGACTAAAAATGTTTTCAGGAGGCATGAAGTCTATGGGTAATATGGAACACCTAACATGGTTTTTAGGAAATCCAATTTACATGTTCTTCGGTGGAATCATAATGACGCTAGCGTGGCAATCGAGTTCATTATCAACTACAGCGATTATTGCACTGGTTGCATCAGGTGCTTTACCTCTTCCAGCCGCGGTTGCTTGTGTACTAGGTGCAAATATAGGTACTACCGGCACCATTTGGTTGGCAGGTTTCTTTGTATCCGATGGCATACCGAAAGGTGATACATTACGAATTGCAATGGCACATACAGGCATGAACTTGTTGATGGCGATCATGCTTCTTCCATTTGTGCATCATATAGCAAAATACCTCAGTAAATTTTAAAGTGTGACATTATGGACTTTAATATCTTATAAATATACTAGTGGGCGCAAGTCCACTTGTACACTTTAAACCACAAGGAATTCTTCAATGAAAAAATTAACTATGGCGCTTGCCGCCGCGGTTTGCTTTGCATTTCCTGCATACGCAATCGATTTAGGCTTTATGTCGTTGGACAATGAGATCGAAGCCAAGTATAATGTAGACACAGAAACATCTGGTTTGACTGCTCAAACAGGAGTTACTATTCCACTTTGGATGCTTAGTGCATCTGTTGATGCTGACATGGATTTACTGGCCATCGGTGATGACAGCAAAGAAATGTATCAAGGTATTGATATTGGTCTAGACTATCAGGTTCATGATAACATACTATTAGAACTAGACAGTGGAATCGACACCGATTGGAATAGAGAAGATATAACCGTATCGGCAACTATCAAATTCTAATACTGTGACATTTTTGTCACACTCTACAGAAAAAGTGCAGTTTTTTTCAAAAAAGCTGCATTTTTTTGTGTACATTTAAAAAAAACTGTGGTATACTAGTTATATAAGGTAAAAAAAAGATGGAGAAAAAAATGAAAATACTTACCGACAATGGATATAAAGCAATAAACACAATTCTTAATAGAGAAGAGTTTATGAAAATAGTTAAAGACTATGCTACAAAAAATGAAAACCTACATGAAAATGGAATGGTTAACTGGGATTACGTAGATGCAGATCTACATTTAGATAACTGGGTCACTAGGATACCAGCTAATAAGTACTTCCCTTGGTTCAATGAAGCAGCTGAAGAATATTCAGTAGAAACTCAACAAACTATAGGATTGATGATATGAGTGTAATTTATTTAGATATGGACGGAGTTCTTGCAAACTTCTTTGAGAAATGGGCAGAACATTTCGGTAAGAAACATTGGAAAGATATTCCAAACAAACAAGCGGCAGCAGCCGAATTAAAAGGAACTGATTTCTTTTATACATTACTTCCTTTTGAAAAAACTCAAGAATTAGTTTACCATGTTAGAAAAGTTGCCGAAGAAAACAACTTATCATGGGGAATCAATTCATCACCACTTAGAGGTGATAGAGATAACTCAGCTTATTGGAAGCGTAGATGGCTTGAAAAAAATAACATCATGCCTGAAGTTGAAAACATTGTTTTCACAGGTCAAAAAGAAAACTATGCAGTTACTGATTATGACGGCATGCCAAACATCTTAATTGATGATAAACCATCAAACATCGATAGATGGGAAGCCAAAGGCGGTATTGGTATCAGATACCAAGCTAATAAGGATTCTTTAGATTATTTAAAAAATAAACTTAAAGAAGCCATCTACAAGTTAGAAGATATATAAATAACTGCATGGCAGAAATATTTGATTTTGGCTTTACAGCCGTAACAGAAGAAGAATTAGAAGCAGTACAAAAAGCTACCAGCACAGCAGCTGCGGTAGAATCATCTGCATCTGAAGTGAAAGAAAGACTGGATAAGCTATTTAACGCTATTCAACCTCTTTTGACGAACCTTAAGGCAAATCCAGAGAAGGAATATATTCTCTGGCCAAATCGCCTTGAGAAAGTAGAACAATTTGAAGATTATATACAGGGGATTTATAATGGGAAAAAAACGACATAGTACTGGTTACACCTCAAAAGGTGAAAGACGAAACGTAAGCAAATCTACCACCCGCGCAGTTCGCAGAGAATACATGAAGAATGGTGATGTTTTGTTTAATAAGTTCGACGCATGGAAAAAAGGAAAAAACGTAATGATAACCATGCCGAATCCAAATAAGAATGAAACGAATAAGAGATTTATTCGTGTTCCAGCAACACAGGTTTGGGGCAATCCAAACTATGTGAGAAAAAAATCAGCATAAGGAAAAACAATGGCAGCATCAAATTTTGAAAAAGCACTTGAAACTATTTTACATCATGAAGGCGGATTTGTAAATCATCCGAGAGATCCGGGTGGAATGACAAATCTTGGAGTTACAAAACGAGTTTGGGAAGAATGGACTCAGGTTGAAGCATCTGAAAGAGAAATGAGATCTCTTACACCTGAAAAAGTTGGTCCTCTTTACAAAGCTCGATACTGGGATAAAGTAAAAGGTGATGATCTACCTTCAGGGTTAGATCTTGCAGTGTTTGACTGGGCAGTAAACTCAGGTCCAGGCAGAGCAGCAAAGAAACTTCAGGCCATGATTGGCACTGCAGTTGATGGTGGAATTGGTCCAAACACATTGAAGAAGCTTGCTTCTCATGTTAAGAAAGAAGGAATAAAGGAAACCATCGAAGAGTATACAAAAGTCAGGCAAGATTTCTATGAGTCATTAAGTACATTTGACGCATTCGGAAAAGGATGGACTCGTAGAAACAATGAAACATGCGAACTTGCATGTTCCTGGGCTAAGTAATGGAAATCCTTTTAACTTTATGGGTAATAGAAATATGTTTAAATTTATTGCAAGCATCTTAAGCTGGCCTTGGGAATTAAAACACGAGGATTAGTATAATCCTGGCGTATTAGTTGCAATCCATACAGGCTTGCAGTATGCAGTAGCCTTATGTTCATCGGGAACTATCGAGTAATGTTGATAGTTCCCATATCTTTTTACAACCCTTGATGCAAAATAATTGCAATCATTAATGTCTCTGAAATACATAGGATTTCTTTTCAGTTCCTTATCACCAAGTAATAGCACAAGTAAGAAAGCGTGTATCATTTAAATGGATCCTTCCACTTATCTTTTTTCTTTGCAATTTTAGGTGTCTGACTTAATGTCATTTTAAACTCTTCCTTTTTAGGCAACTTTGCTTCATACTCTTCTTGCTTTTTCTGTTGATCTTTGAATCTAGGAGTTTCACGCATATCAAGTTGAGCTCTAAATTTTTTGATCACAGGCGGAGCATTCCCACTGCAACGTATAAACTCTTTTATTGCAAGATATGAATGACCTTTAAAGACAAGCTTGCCGTCTACAAGAACTGAGCCTTTTGGACTTTCAATTTCAAGTAAAATATTTTCGTATTGATATTTCATCTCTTTTTCTTAAACGAATCATTTAATGAATCAACTACACTATCTATGTTTGGTTCTTTTCCATTAGGATC